AAAAAATATAAATTATTTAAAATCTATAGAAATTGATTATTAGTTATTTATTGATTATTTAGTTGCTGTATGCTAATCCACCCATACCACTCATGATACGGAGGACGTTGTAGTTGACGGCGAAGACGACAGACCGCCCAGTCGGCTTAACACTACTAACTAATTGAGCATTATCAATTCTTGAGAAGTTACACGTTCCGGAAGGTTGATGCTCTTCAGGTTTGAGGGCAAATGAATACACGTTGATAGAATCATTAAAAGCACCGGACGCCGTCAGCGCGGACGCGTCTACCTCGCTGGATAATAAACCTCCAGTACCTGAATGGTGTTGCCACACTTGAGTTCTGGAGAAATATCTACTATCACGAGCGGCAAAGCGATCATGTCCATTTAATTTAAGTTGGTAAGTAGTAGTACCTACGCATGGCAATGAAAGCGTGGTTGAGGTACCAGTTCCGGCGGCGGCGTCTGTGCCTACCCATATTAATTCTTTAACCGGATGATTAAAGTTTAAATCTTGTGCTTCATCGGTTAATGATTGTTCTTGAACTTGTTCAATTAAATATTCGTGCGATACCTGAGCGAATCTACGACGTTCATCAGTATCAAGGTAAATATAATCACACCACAACTCATTTGTCTTAGTGTCGCTGACCAGCGTGCCAAAGGTGTGATCTAAAATCACTTTAACTTCATGATACTGTAAAGCAATTAGCGGTAATGCTAATCCAGGATTACGACAAAACCAAAATTGTAATGGGACTGTAATATTATAAGAGTGCGTGTAGTGGCCTTTCACACCACCCATACCACTCATATTTTGGAATAAAGTGCCCGCCCCATCCTCCTTGTGTTTCGCAACAAAACCAGTAGGATTTGGTTCAGTTAATTCTGCCCATGTTTCCATCCATAAACCAGTATGTTTATCAATTTTTTGACCACCAATTTCTAATTCGACCGTTTTAATCACAGCAGATCCTAAATTATTAGTAGTATCCGCGGCTCGGCCCGACATTGCTAAATACATTTTGTGGACTAAATCACCATTTCTTGAAATAGTAGCAGTACAACGACCATCTTTCAAGTTGGTCCCATTCCAGGTTTGTTGGATAGATTCCATTGAGAAGTTAGTGTGTCTTCTATAAACGACTTTAAAGAAAGTAATTTGCGGGTTACCAGTAAGGTAAATATCTTGTGCGCCATAAGCTACTAATTGCATTAATCCTCCTCCCATTTTTATAATATAACATAGAAAAAAATTTTGGAAACATTAATAAAATAAAAAAAAGACTATAATATTTAGAAAAAAATATAAATTATTTAAAATCTATAGAAATTGATTATTAGTTATTTATTGATTATTTAGTTGCTGTATGCTAATCCACCCATACCACTCATGATACGGAGGACGTTGTAGTTGACGGCGTATACTCTGTCGGCGGCGCTATCTTTGGAGCATACTAACTGAGCATTATCAATTCTAGAGAAATTACAAGTTCCAGATGGTTGGTGTTCTTCGGGTTTAAGAGCAAACGAATATACTCCAATACCATCACTGTGTCGTACCGTGGCCGCCGCTGACGCGGTTAATCCACCTGCACCAGAATGATGTTGCCATATTTGAGTTCTTGAAAAATATCTCCAATCACGTGCCGCGAAACGATCGTGTCCATTTAATTTAAGTTGATAAGTATCTGTAAGACTCCCGATAGGGTCCAGATTACCTATGTGACTATTTACACACCATACGAGTTCTTTAACTGGATGATTAAAGTTAAGGTCTGCAGAAGTGCCCTTCGTAATGCTTTGATCTTGAACCTGCTCGATTAAATATTCGTGTGAAACTTGAGCGAATCTACGTCTTTCGTCGGTATCGAGGTAGATATAATCAGCCCATAATTTATTACTATCAAGTTTTGAAAAAGCACTGTAAAAATGGTGATTTAGGATAATTTTAACTTCGTGATACTGAAGAGCGATAAGTGGTAAAGCAAGTCCTGGGTTCCGACAGAACCAAAATTGTAATGGTACCCAATATTTTGATCCCTCTCCTGAATCACCTAAAGCACCACCCATGCCAGACATATTTTGGAACGTTGTGCCAGTTGATTCGGAACCGGACTTACCAGTATGTCCACTAGGATTTGGTTCTGTTAAATGAGACCAAACATTCATCCATTGACCAGTTTGTTTGTCGATTTTCTGACCACCTATTTCAACTTCAACATCAACGATTGAGTAGGCAGTTGGATTTTCCACGACGTTCGCATTGCCGACCAATTCCAAATACACCCTGTGAACTAAATCACCATTCCTTGAGATAGTTGTCGTACATCTACCAGCAGTGGTGGGCGTTCCGGTACCATCACCACCATTCCAGGTTTGTTCAATAGATTCCATAGAGAAGTTAGTGTGTCTGCGGTAGACAACTTTGAAGAAAGTAATTTGCGGGTTACCAGTAAGGTAAATATCTTGTGCGCCATAAGCTACTAATTGCATTAATCCTCCTCCCATTGTTTTTATACTATAACATAGAAAAAAATTTTGGAGAAATTAATTAATTAATATAAATATTGATTAAATATAAAATAAAAATTTGAATTTTATTTACTTAAAATAATAACTATATAATATATTAGAAATATGGCAGAACAATATGAAAAAAAAGAATTAAGACAACATATTTATGACACTCCGGATACATATGTTGGGGGTATCGATAAAATTAATGAAGTTCTGCCCATCTTAAACGATAATAAAATCGTGTTTAAAGAAATTGAATATATCCCGGCATTATTAAATATCTTTAATGAGATTCTTGTAAATGCTCGAGATCAAATTGTTAGATTACAAGGTCAAGAAGACCCTAATATTATCCAAGTATCTCAAATTAAAATTAACTTTAATGAAGATAATTCAATAACTGTATTAAATGATGGAAATGGTATTACTATAAAAAAACATGAAAAAGAAAAAATATATATTCCTCAATTAATCTTTGGAGAATTATTAACTTCATCTAACTATAAAAAAGATGAAAAAAGAATTGTTGGTGGTAAAAATGGATATGGAGCAAAACTTGCAAATATCTTTTCACAAGAATTTAATATAGAAACTGTTGATCATATTAATAAATTAAAATATACCCAAACTTGGAAAAATAATATGACTAAATGTAATGAACCTATTATTAAGAAATGTCAAGGAAAACCGTATACTAAAATTACTTGGAAATGTGATTTTAAAAGATTTGAATTAGAGAAATATTCAGATGATATGATTAAATTAATGTATCGTAGGATTTATGATATTGCTGGAATTACTGATAAATCTATAACAGTATCTCTAAATGATGAAAAAATTAAAATTAAATCATTCTTAGATTATATTAAATTATATAGTGATTCTCCAAATTCATTATTCCAAGAAATTATTTCAGATAGATGGGATGTTATCTTCTCAGTATCTCATAATGATACATTTGAACAAGTATCATTTGTAAATGGTATTTGTACTAGCAAAGGAGGTTCTCATGTAGAATGTATTGCTAAACAAATATCCACGGGAATTATTGATTTCATTAAGAAAAAACATAAGAAAGAAATAAAAGATAAGGTTATCCGAAGGTATATGTCACTATATATTAATAGTGTTATTGAAAATCCATCGTTTGATTCTCAGACTAAAGAAAGGTGTATTACATCTCAAAGTAAGTTTGGTTCAAAACCACTTGTATCTGCTAAGTTTATCAAAAAGATATGTTCAAATAATGGATTAATTGATAAGATTTTAGAAGCAAATAATAAAAATGATAATAAAGATTTAAAGAAAACAGATGGAAAAAAGAAAAATAAGATTATTGTTCCCAAGTTAGATGATGCTAATTGGGCAGGAACAAAGAAATCACATGAATGCACACTAATCTTAACTGAGGGAGATTCTGCAAAGTCTATGGCGATTGCTGGATTATCTGAAGTGGGTAGAGATAAATATGGTGTGTTTCCATTGAAAGGTAAAGTATTAAATGTCCGCGAGGCAGCTATAAAACAAATTAATGCTAATGCTGAAATTATCAATATTAAAAAGATTTTGGCATTGGAAAGTAATAAAAAATATAAGGATATTAAATCATTAAGATATGGGAAAATAATGATTATGACAGATCAAGATCATGATGGATTCCATATTAAAGGATTATTAATTAATATGTTCCATTATTTATGGCCAGAATTATTAAATTTTGATTTCATTTCATATATGACTACACCCATTGTAAAAGTATCTTTAAAGAAAGATATAAAACCATTTTATACATTAACAGATTATGAGAATTGGAAGAAAACCACCAAAAATTCTAATAAGTATAATATTAAATATTATAAAGGATTAGGAACATCTACAGCACAAGAAGCAAAACAATATTTTAGAGAATTAAAGGTAAATGATTATTCTGTTACTGATAAAACGGATGAATCAGTTAATTTAGCATTTAATAAAAAATTAGCAGATAATCGTAAGGAATGGTTAAAGAAATATGATAAAGAGATTATTCTAGATTATAATATTAAGAAAACAAATATTGATGATTTTGTGAATAAAGAATTAATTCATTTCTCTAATTCAGATACAAGCAGATCAATAGGTTCGAGTATAGATGGATTAAAAACATCACAAAGAAAGATTTTGTATTCATGTTTTAAAAGAAAATTATATTCTGAAATTAGAGTGGCGCAACTGTCGGGATATGTTAGTGAACATGCGGCATACCACCATGGTGAAGCGTCGTTGCAAGGAGCAATTATTGGTATGGCACAAGATTTTGTAGGATCAAATAATATTAATTTATTAATGCCGAATGGTCAATTTGGAACTAGAATTATGGGTGGCAATGATGCGGCATCTTCTAGGTATA